TATATCCCAGGCATAAAGCTTCCGACACACTCACCTTCTTAATGGCAGTGAAGAAAAGGCTTAGGTTCTCGAAACCACATGTCGAGTGCGCAAAAATCAAGCAAGCGGATATGTTCGGGCCCTTCCTGTTGAAGGAGTTCTTAAAGAAGGTACCACTGCCCAATAGAGGCCGCCCTGAGTTAATGGCAGAAGCAGTAAGGGATTTCGAGCTAAAGAAGATTAGCAAGAGTGGGGCCACTATTCAGAATCACGCAGGTCGAAGTTGCAAAGATTGGCTAATCGATCTAGGTTTGGTTTTTAGTAAGTCTCAACTCTGCACCAAATGGGGTAATAGGTTCATCAAAGCAAAGGCTGCGCAGACTATAGTTTGTTTCCAGCATGCTGTACTTTGTAGGTTCGCCCCTTACATGCGCTACATCGAAAAAATCCTAGCCGAGGCATTACCAAGAAACTTGTATATCCACTCTGGCAAGAGTTTGGAGGAACTCAATGAATGGGTAAAGATCGCCAAATTCGAGGGCATTTGCACTGAATCGGATTATGAGGCTTTTGATGCGTCTCAAGATCATTATATCATGGCGTTTGAGGTTAGCTTAATGCGATACCTTGGTTTACCAGTGGATCTTATAGAGGATTACAAGTTCATCAAAACTCATCTTGGTTGCAAGTTAGGAAACTTCGCTATCATGCGCTTCTCTGGAGAAGCTAGCACTTTCCTGTTTAATACCATGGCGAACATGCTTTTCACATTTCTCAGGTATGATTTGAATGGATCGGAATATATATGCTTCGCAGGTGATGACATGTGTGCCTCTAAAAGATTGCGCGTGAGTGATAAATTCGAGGGTTTCTTGAGCAAACTCAAGTTGAAGGCAAAGGTGGATTTTGTGGCTAGCCCCACCTTTTGTGGTTGGAACTTGGTTAATTTCGGAATATACAAGCTTCCACAGCTAGTTTTTGAGCGTATGTGCATAGCAAAGGAGAGAAACGTTCTAGCTGATTGTATTGATAATTATGCTATTGAAGTGTCCTATGCCTACAAGTTAGGGGAACTTGCCACAAATCACATGAATGAGGAAGAAATGGAAGCCTTTTACAACTGTGTGAGGGTCATAATCAAGAATTTGCACATCATGAAATCTGACGTAGCTGATACTTTTAGAAATAATTCCTGTTAGTTGGGTTTAGGTTTGCACCCTAAAGTTTTGATAGTTGTATGGATGTGTTGTTTAATGTGTTAGAATTGTGTGGTTTCACTAGATCGTCTATACGTGTAGGTAATCCTGTAGTTATCCTAGCTGTACCTGGAGCTGGCAAAACAACTTTTCTACGTCGTTTACTCCTTGAAGATACCAGGTTTATTGGTTGCACCTTTGGTATCCCTGATCCACACGGGGTCACAGGAAGGCATATTCTAGACGCAAGGACCCTGGGGCCTGTGGAGGAAGGGAAGTTGGTTTTGGTTGATGAGTTTCAAAGAGGAGATTATAAAGCTCTTAACCCTTATGCTATCCTTGGGGATGTTGCTCAGTTTTGCCTCGCTCCAAATCTAGTAATTGAAGCTAATTGGTTCAAATCATCCAGTCACCGTGTGCCATCCGTTGTGTGTGATTTACTCAACACCCTAGGTTTCTCAATAACCGGCTCTTCAGTCGGTGAATTACACATTCTAGGGTTATTTGAGTCAGATCTGAGGGGCACTGTTATAACTTACGATCCCGAGATGTGTCAACTTTTAACTGATCATGCTTGTGAGCATACCTCTTTAGAAGCTTGCGCCGGAGTTGAGTTTGAGGAAGTGTCTTTACTTTTGAACGGGCCGGTAATACCAGCAAGTGATCGTGCTAAATTTTATCTGGCTGCCACCAGGGCGTCCAAGGTGCTAAATATATTCTTGCCCATCATCTCAGAATTGTCTATTGCTGGACATGCCTCTGACTCCACCACCTGATTATTCAAAAGCAGTGCTATCTATTTGTGTGGGACTAGGCTTAGCTGTGGTGCTTTTCACGGCAACGAGGAGCACCTTGCCACACGTTGGTGATAACATACACCACTTGCCACACGGGGGATTATACAAAGACGGTACTAAATCAATAGCTTATGGTCAACCTGGTGGGGGTAATTTAACTAGAGATACTTTTGTAAGAACTCCTGCACCTTTGTTCCTTGTTATCGGGCTTGTGTTACTTATTACGTGGTTGTCTATCCGGGATTCAAGGGTAAACAGGGGTCATTGTAGTTGTGTGCGTAGTTAGTATGACCCTGAATAGGTTTTCGTACTTAGCTTTGGGTGTTTTGAGTTGTTTTATAACCTTCACTATTCTTAGCTTTTCTAGCAATCGTGATAATCAGTGTGTAGTTTATTTAACTGGTCACAGTGTAACTATATCAGGTTGTGAGTTCACTCAGGACTTCATAGAGTACGCCAAGCATTTGGACGTTCTGAGGATCTAGCCTCAGTCCTGCGTTGCAGTTTAACTGAGTACTTTTAGGTTAACAAGTGTGTGTATTGATAATATTATAGAGATGTCAGAAACTGCTGAACAGAAAGCTCTTAGAGAGGCCAAAGGCAAGATGGATGCTAATACTGGTGGCAGTGATGTGCTGGAATTCATCAAGGATGAGGAGAAACTGCAGGAGAATCTGCTTAAGCGTTTCCAGAAGCTGAAGGAATTGAAAGTCAAGAGTTTGAGCAGTAGCGTGGTGGTCAATGGTGGTTGGGAAGATGGACGTGTTCGTCTGCCAGTTAGTGATAAGATGAAGGTAGATCCCTCGAATGTTTTCTCAAGCCCCACTTTGGACGATCTACAAAAACTAGGCTGGCGAGCAGAGTCAAATGCCTGTGCAACAGCTGAGGAATTAGGGAAAATTAGTGCTCAACTTGAGGCCTTGGGGGTTCCAAAAGAAAA